TGCCATAGTACTTACCACAATCATTAGCGATATTCCCATCCGCGTTACAATCGTGAATAATATCCCGCGTATTTTGACACAATGCACTTATTTTGAGTTAAATACAAATAGAGAAACAGTAGATACGACAGCACTGGGGGACGAGTTTCGTTCGCAATTTTCCGGTTTAATTTCTGGTAGCGGTAACTTTCGTGCGCAATGGGAATACTTGCCGTCATACGCAAAAAGTACCACCGGAGAATCTGCTCACTATCTGCTGCAGTTAGCAGTCAGAACAGAAGTGGGCTCCAAATTTTCTGGTCTGCTGTACTTGCTTCCTGGTACAGGATCGCCCGGCCCTGGATTAGCAGACGACTCAATCTGGTACGAGATCGAAGGTATCATCACGCAAGCAGGCGTAAGTTTTAGTCCCGATGGCGTTGTGGAAGTAAACGCTGATTTTGTGACAACAGGTCCAATCCGACTAAAGGCAAAGACCAGCTGACTCTCTAGCTAAGATATTGTGTAGCACGGTTTCACTAGCCCTGGGCCAATGTCGGATTTCGTAATCAACGACCTACCTACCCTTACCGGGGCGAATCTTGCCGCAGAAGACCTTGTTCCACTTCTGGACGTATCAGCGAGTGAACAGAAGAAAATTACTGTTGTTGACCTTGTAGGAAACGCCACCACGCTGCTGGCTGACTCCACCATCCCTGGCGCAAAAATCCTCTTTGGTGCGGGCTCTATTTCTGGAAGCAGCATTGCCACCGGAGGTGTTGGTGCAACGCAACTTGCTAACGATGGCGTAACCGCAGCAAAACTTGGAGACGAATCTACCGTTGATCTAGTCACCACATTGCCCGGTTCTGGGGCATTTGTAGGTCAGTTTGCATTGGATACAGATGACCTAAAACTGTACTGCTGGGATGGATCTGCTTGGCAGTCAATCAAAGCCGCTGGTTCTGTAAATACAATTACTGGTGATACATCGGGAATTGTCAACTTAATTGTCACGGTTAGCAATGATCAAATAACCATTACGACATCGCTGGATAACACAGCTTCAGCGGCTCAATTCCTTGCTGGTCCGGCAGGTAGCGCTGGTGCGGTGACGTATCGCACGATTACAGGAGACGATCTACCCACACCAACTGCTCTAAGTAAGGGTGGAATTATTGTCAACAGTGAGGGTTTGCGGCTAAATGGTTCCACTATTGAAATCGACAATGACCTTACCGCAAGTAGCACCTATCACCTTGTAACTTATGACGCAAAAGGTTTAATTACTGACGGAAAGATTATTGATGGTGCTGATTTACCTGCTGCAACAGCCTCTGTAAAAGGGGCAGTAATCCCTGGCACGGGATTAACCGTAGACGCTTTCGGAAGTCTTGATCACAGCAACACTATCACTGCAGGCACATACGCCAAGGTGACTGTTGACACCGAAGGACACGTAACGGCAGGTGCAGGATTAGCAGATACAGATATTCCCGATCATTCTGCAGCCAAACTAACCACCGGAACCCTAAGTAATGCTCGCTTAGGAGGAAACTCCGTCACAGGCGACAAGTTAGCGAATAGCTCTACGGCGCAGTTTGGATCTACCCAACCTGTTGCTGAATACACAGGGCAACTATACTTCAATTCTCTATCTCGTGACATTTACATTTGGGACGGAAACGTCTGGCAGCCAATCGGTATTTCTGTAGGCGAGATTGTTCTAGCCGGTACTTATGACGCTTATACAAACCTCGTATCTTCAGTAACAAGCGATGGTGCTGCCGTTGGCTTGGCGGTGGGGCAAGCGCTTCCTGCCGCCACAGACGCCAATAACCGTTATTACGTTGTAGTTTCTGAAGCTGGAACCGGTGTTGCGCCCGCGCCGACAGTTGCCTTAAGTCCACCGGACATCCTTCTGTCTAATGGCAGCGCCTGGGTAGAAATTGATGTTTCGCAAACGGTTTCAGCGCAATTAGCAAGCAACATTGTCTTTTCTCCTGCCGGTACTGTTAGTGCCAGCAATGTCCAGTCAGCCATTGAAGAGCTGGACACGGAAAAGCTAGCTAAGGCCGGTGGCACGATGACCGGCGAACTGCTTATCGGTAATACCGCCTCGCTGGTATTTGAAGGCAGCACCGATAACGCCTTTGAAACCACGCTGGCTGTTACGGATCCAACCGCCGATCGCACGATCACATTCCCGGATCGCACTGGCACGGTCATCACAACTGGCGACACCGGCACCGTCACCAGCACGATGATTGCCGACGGCACGATTGTTGATGGCGACATTTCAGCGACTGCTGAGATCGCTGTTAGCAAGCTAGCTGATGGCGCTGCCCGTCAACTGCTGCAAACCGATGCAGCTGGTACAGGTGTTGAGTGGACCGACAACGTTGATATTCCAGGAACTCTGGATGTAACTGGTGCGGCAACGTTTGATTCGACGATTACAGCTGCCAACAACGTCACGCTGAACGCCCAAGCTGACCTGCGGTTTGCTGATTCCGACAGCAGCAATTGGGTTGCGTTCCAGGCACCAGCCACGGTTGCAAGCAATGTGACGTGGACATTGCCCAGCACTGATGGCACCAGCGGTCAAGTGCTCAGCACTAACGGTACGGGCACACTGAGTTGGGCAGCAAACATCAACTTAGATACGGCACAGACGTGGACAAAGGGTCAGAGAGGGGAAATCACCGTTCTTACTGATGGAGCTACGGTTACTCCAGACTTCAATGACTCAAACCATTTTTCACTAACCATCGGTGGTAATCGCACATTGGCCAATCCCACTAACTTAACTGCTGGTCAGTCCGGGTGCATTTGGATTACACAAGACGGCACTGGATCACGGACCCTAGCTTTCGGTAGCTATTGGGATTTTTCTGGTGGAACCGCCCCTACGTTGACAACAGCTGCAAACAGTACAGACTGCCTAGTGTACGCGGTACAAAGTAGTACAAGAATCACCGCTACCCTGATTACTAACCTGAGTTGAGCTGACATGAGTATCCCCGGCGCTACCACTCCGTTGCTGCTTCGTACAGCTGCAGCTAGTCCAACTATTTCAAACGTTGAGCGTTCTTTGTACTTTGACAGTACCGACGGAGGTTATCTGTATAAAGCTTTCGCATCTGCAGGCGATAGAAAGACTTTTACTTTTTCTACATGGGTTAAGCGTGCAGTTTTAAGTACAAATCAATATGTGTGGTCCGTAGCTCAAGGTACAACTTTGCAACCTCGCGGATATTTACGTTTTGATAGCACGGCTAATCAAATTATTGTGGCATTTAACCCTACGGGAAGTTTGTTTTACACACTAACCTCCGCCGCATCATTTAGAGACCCAAATGCTTGGATGCATATATTACTAGCGGTTGACACTACGCAAGCAACAGAAGCTGATCGGACAAAATTGTATGTAAACAATGTACTGCAGACATTTAGCGGTAGTTATATTCCTCAAAATACAGATACACCTTTCAATAATACTTGGACACACTCTATCGGTAGAAACCAGCAAAACGGTTCGGAATTTCTCCAAGCTACGTTGGCCGATATCTATTTTATAGATGGACAGGCTTTGACACCAAGCTCGTTTATTACAACAGATGCAACTACAGAGCGTTTAGAGCCAAAAGTCTATTCTGGTACATACGGAACCAACGGTTATCGTCTGTCTTTTTCCGACCCAACAAGTACAACTACGATTGCCGCAGATTCTTCCGGGAACTCAAACAACTGGACAGCCACAAGTTTCCCGACTGCTTCTGGAGTACCTATTGCGTCTACAGTAAATTCCCCTAGTTCCTATGGAACTGGCAGTGCAGGTGGTGACGTTCGAGGTACTTATGCGTCGCTCAATGGACTTCATACCCTAACAACTTTTACAGACATTAGGCGAGCACAGTCACGCTATACGTCTACAACAGCAGGAGCAACAGGGTTAGCAAACATTGGCGTTAGCAGCGGTAAATGGTATTGGGAAATTATCACTTCTGCTGGTACAACGGAAACACAAGTAGGTGTACACACTGGATCAACGCCATCTGCAACCTACTCTTTAGCCGCGAATAACACTACATACGGCATACGTTTTGACGCTAGTGCGGGTACGTTGGATTACACGTCCAATGGTACTAGCTGGACCTCCATTGATACCGGTTTAACCTCAGGGCCTTATTTCCCCTACTTCAGAAATAACGGAACTACAAGTAAAATTGTAGACATTAACTTTGGTCAAAAAGCCTGGGTGTATAGTGCTCCATCAGGTTATGTAGCGCTGTGCGATACAAACCTTCCTACGCCGACAATTACAAAAAGCTCTAGCGCCGTAAGCAGTGTCATCTACACAGGGACAGGAGCAGCATTAACGCCAACATCGTCATTACTATTTAGCCCTGATCTTGTGTGGATCAAATCTAGAGGCTCTACTACAGCGCACGCGCTGTACGACACAGTACGTGGAGCGCAAAGTAGCCTTAATACTGTGGACACAACCGCCCAAGTTACATCAGATAACGGTGTGACATCGTTTGACAGTAACGGGTTCACATTAGGTACTTCGGCAACAGTAAACACATCGGCAACCAGTTACGCTTCGTGGTGTTGGGACAAGAATGTAACTAGCGGATTTGACATCGTTTCTTACACAGGAAACGGAACTAACAGGACAATTGCGCACTCTTTAGGCGTAAAACCTGCACTAATTATTGTAAAGCAGCGTACTGCTACACCATCTGGAACTGGCTGGTACGTGTGGCATACAAAAATGAGTGCTGCAAACTATTTATTAGTGAATTCAACAGCAGCGCAAACAGCTGGTTCTACGGTTTGGAATAGCACGCAACCATCAACCACAGATTTTAGTCTAGGCACTAACAGTGGAGTAAATAATAACGGTAGTGACTATATCGCGTATTTGTGGAGCGCTGTTTCAGGTTTCAGCGAGTTTGGCTCTTACGTAGGTACAGGCGGAAGTCCAGGCCGTTTTATTCCATGCAATTTCAAACCCGGACTACTGCTAATTAAACGCTTATCTGCAACACAAAACTGGGTAATTGTTGATAATGTACGTGATCCATATAATCCTGTTGCAAAACCTCTTTACCCAAACCTTATTGACGTTGAAGGTTCCTATAGCACGGTTGATTTTATTAGTGACGGTTTCCAAGCCCGAGGCGGTGCCACAGATATTAACGCTAGTGGATCAACGTATGTATTCGCTGCGTGGGCTCAAAACCCGTTCAAATACGCTCGTGCGTATTGACTCCTAGTACGCTTATTGGGCGTGCTTTTTCGTCTACAGCTAGTCTTAACACAGCACCGTCGCAGCCATGTTTCTACTTAAAGGCAAGCGCCTCCCGCTTGACGTAGCCTTCACAAACCCTGACACAGGTATTCAGTACCCCGCTGTGTGGCTACGCCGATCTTCCCTTGCCGAGCGTAAAGAAATCGGAATCACCGAAACGGAGGATCCAGTTCCGTTTGATGTGCGTTTTCAGTTTGGCTGGACGGATGGCGGCAATCCGATCTGGAAAGATCACGCTCAGTTGGTTGCCCAGTGGATCCAACAAACTCGTGCCACCGCCAACACATTGCTGGCGCCAACCGACTGGATCATCATCCGCGAGGCAGATAACGGCAAACCCGCTGACCCCGTGCTTCGTACCTGGCGCGAGGAAATCCGTTTGGCTTCCGGCAGCAAGGTTTACGAGATCAAGCAGACCGTCGACACCGCTGCACTAGCTGCCTACATTACGGGCGCTGATTACCCGACGTGGCCTGCAGATCCGTATGCACCTGTTCCTGTCAGTGATGCTGGCGACACTCCTGCTGATGGGCTGGAGCTTCCTACTGGTGGCGAGCAAGGCTGATGGCGGTTAAATCAAAAACTGCTCTGGGACGTGTTGAGCACAAAGCCGGACGCCCAAAAACTACAAGACAGGGTTACGGCCAACATTCCAGGCCGCGCCGTCGTGGCAAGAAAAAGCTAGTCGGCCAAGGGCGCTAAATTAGTAAAAAGGTCGGCAGTATGCCTCGCAATGGAACACCACGAGGAAGTACACGCCGCCGCGCCGCAACCACCTAGCCTGATCAACCAAGCTGTACCAGCCCTGCTGGCCGCGGCTGTGATCGGGTTAGGGGGGCTTTTTATCCAGGTCGCCAAGTTGGATCAATCGGTTAGTACAGTTGCCGCCGATATTCAAGAACTAAAAAACGACTCGAAAGAAAGGCTTAGCGATCTCGAAACCAGAGTGCGCCAGATTGAAATGACCGTCAGTAGCAAAAAATGAGCGTCGTTCACACCACTGACTACGGCAACGGCTTCAGCTTGGACCAGCTAGAGAACGAACGCGGCGAACTGTACTACCGCGCCTGCAAGGACAGCATTTGCCGTTACGCCGAAGACCATTACATCGCAATGATGTATCTCGAAGGCAT